AGGGGACACTTCATCGTTTGTACACAACAAAGATACTGCAAACTCTTTCGGAGACACAAAATCATCTTTACCATCGGAAAAGTTTAGATAATCAAAGAAGTTGTGTAGATTTCCTTTACACTTCTCCGCCGCCACTTTTGTATTTTTATTATTTGGTTCAAGCGTAGATATGAGGTCTGGACTTCGTTTAGGTATGAGTATGGTTTCAAAGTTTGGTAAGAGAAACATGTTTGTGGTGGTGACTACAAACGAACCCTTGCTTAGTACACCACCTTCGGATACATGTTCTAATAGATGCCTCTGTGCTATGATATCGTGTCTGTACCCATCTATGAATATGTGCATGTTTGACCCTTTGAGTTCGTTTCTAACTTTGAAGTTATCTTCTAATTCTATACTATTTGATTCATCTAAAACTGCGTTTAATACGTAAGATTTACCGACTCCGTGACCACCGCATATTATAACATTTTTACCATTTCGTAAATGTGTTTTGAGTAACTCTATCTCATTGCGATGGAGCGTATTATCTATCTTCTTTTTTTGTGTGGTTATTTTAACGAATGCGTCCATGTCAAAAGATAGTGATGATCTCGCTAATCAAGCTATAGATATTATTTTTGAGAACGATGCGCTTCAGACCAGGATATTTGAACCAATAAAAAGGAGATTTCTCCCTTACTTGTTATGTGTTGGTTTCTTTAATCTAACTTTATTTGTATTAGTCGCTTACATAGCGGCTCGTATGTCTGCCTAAACTGCGGAATCATTCGATTCTTCCACGACCTCTTCGGGTTCTTTCTTAGTGACGGACTCAATAAATGTCGACGCACGTTTTCGAAGTCCCGTTTTTTTGAGGGGGTCGGACACATTTCGTTGACCGGGCATGACGCGTCCACGCAATTCATCGAGTTCATCTTTGAGTTCGTTTTGCGACATGACTTGAGTTGGGTCCTTGAGTAGACTCATGATGGAATACTCCTTGATAGCCTTGAATGGCATGATTGGGTGAATGTGCAAAATTTCTGGTTTTCTAAAGATGTTATCATCTGGGAACTCCTTATCGAATGCAGTCAAGATCTTCTTTGGGATCGGTGGGCTTTGTTCGATGAGTCGATCCATCTCTTGTTGACAATCGTGAACCATCTGCGCACCATCGGATGCCCTGTCCACGAGTGGAAGGTTAAGTTCGAGTCTGATTCTACGCGACAATTTGCCGTACAACTGAGACGCAGAGCGGTGACTTTCCATTAATTCATTAATCTTGAGGAACTGCATGATGGTCGCGATGATACCCGCGATGAGGTTGAGACCACCGATGATGGCGGGAACTGCGGAGCGAATACTTTCAGGGAATTGTTCTTGGGCAAAGTTTGCCGTACCAGTGATGGTCGAGAGTACGATAACGGGGAGTGTAAAACGCATGCTCAGGGCTTGAAACATCAAAAACGCTTGGTAGTTCATGTATCTGTAACACGCCGCGGCTTCACCCCAATCTTGGAGAACCTTTTCTTGTTGAGTGTGCCACTTCTTTGGGGCGTCGGGCTTTTCGATATCCTTTGGGAAACCCACGATCATATTGTTCTCACTATTTTCTTGGCTCATATTAATAGTAATGAACATTATATTCTACATCCACCTATTGTTGTTCATCTCGATGCTCGTGATTCCCTTCCTGAAAAATACGCAGTTGCTCGAAATGTATAGTCTTCTCGTTCCATTCATATTTTACCATTGGTCTGTGAATGACGACACGTGTGCTTTGACGCAAATGGAGATGTATGTTACGGGTAATGATAAGGAAGAAACCTTCTTCGGTAGGATCATGGGACCCATATATAAGATGGAAGATACCGATGCAAACAAATTACTCAAGACTGTGATGTTTGCTTTATGGATGTTGGTACAGTACAGGTTAGGTAGAATAACTTTGGCCTAAGTCAGATACGCGCGCACTAATAATCATTACAAAATAAAGATGCCTTCTTACGCTCCAGTTTACGATTACAGATGGGGGTGTGGTACCAAAGCGGTGACGGATCGCTCCATCCTACACGGTGCACGAAAATTCTTAATCGTAAATGGGAGAAAACACGAAATCAACTATATTCCTAGAATCGGTGATCACGGAATTCATGGCGGTGTGCTACAAATCATGCGCGGCCAACGTGTCATCAACTATCACTAGATAAAAATTAGAAACTTATGTGTAATAGTAATCATGGACTACAAAGAACCAAAGAAGCGTGTGACCAAAAATGACAAGAAACACCGTAAACAGGTGTACTCCCAGAAGCACGTTCGAATCGCATTAAAATCTATGTATAATAATAATGAAGGCAAAAAACAAACAGCAATTGCTCGTGATAGTGGCCTTACTACTTCTCGCCACAGTAATTTACCTCATCCGTAACCCGGTCGTGAAACAGGTTCGTGTTCGAGAACGCGTCGGGGTAAGAGTCCCAGTTCAAATTCCCGTCGAACGTGAATTTAGAGCGCCACCCATCAAGGAATACAAGCCCGACTACGTCCAACAGATGGGTGTTTTGGTGGGTGAAAACAATGAGACGCTCCCTCTCTATGGTAAGGAAGTGAGAGGAAGACGCGATAGCTACCACTATTACACGGTGACTCCCGGTGAACAAATGTACTCTCTTCCAGTGTCTATCGGTGAAAGAGACTGCATGGATGACATCGGGTGTCAAGAAATTTACGGTAACGAAACCGTGAACGTGATGGGACAAACCGGTGATTACACGGCTAAAGTTTACCGAACGGATCACTTCTTTTGATCGGATGGACTCAGCATTTTTTGAGCTCTATGAATGCTATCGACACTCACGGCTATGGTAGACAGTAGACTCAATAAACCACACGCGTATCCCGTCAGTTTCATGGGTCCGATTGGTACCCACTTGAGTTTGCTGTATCCCATGTTCATTATGAATATGCAACATATACACGAACTGAGAGCAGACATGCTGTAGTCCTTGGACTTGGCGAAAGGTACGGTTGGATCAAAAAAATCGGTTCCACCTACACTCGGCATAGAGATACCAAACAGTTTAAGTAACCCAGCGATAGGAGAAAATATGATGGTAGCCATTTATGTTTACACACATTTTATTTCTCCGATTCGTAAGATTCACTCTTAAACATGTTAAGACCACACGATCCAAGTGTGACCACTTGAGAACTCATGCATGAGCACACGCAACACATCACGATGAGAAGGTGAATGGGAGTTTTGAAAGGTGGGAATTGTTTTGCCATGTTAGCGGTCGCCTTGACTGGTCCGTATACCAAGAAGTAGCAACACAAAAGTGTGCATATGTTTGAAGCTATCGCCGGTAAGCTACACTGTGGACTACCCATAGTTATTTACATTTCACACATATTTTATTTTTAGTTTGAACTTACGTTCCATGAACTTAATCGCGTCAGACATGTTTGGGTGACTCCACAAGAGCCACCTGGACCAAAAACCTGCGGTCTTCAAACCCGAGATTCCCCAATCCTCGAGTTTGCTCCGTGATAAGCCCAACATGCGTTCGTGTACACGCTCTGGGTCCTTGAATTTACGCGTATCTCCACCACCGTGACGCAAAACATAGAGTCGCATCCGCATTGGGTCTTTGTGTATGGTGTAGTCAGTGTATCCCTTACCACCAAAGTCTACGTGATCACCGTTAGGAAACGTGACCCGGTACTTCTTATCACGGATCGGACTTTTTTTGAGAGTGACTCTCATTATTATTTATATCCGAAAAATTTTAAGAAAAAAAAATATTTTTTTGAAAACTTTTTTTAGAAAAAAGAAATGTAAAAAATAATTTTTTTTTCTAAAACTTTTTATAGAATTTTTATGTATAAAATCAAAATAGACATACTTTAGACATACCCCCTATATAGACCCCGTCTTTTGGTTTAAAATATACATACTAAACTTTTTTATAATATTTTTATATTCTCAAAAAAACAAAAATAAAAAAATATTTTTTTGAAAACTTTTTTTAGAAAAAAGAAATGTAAAAAATAATTTTTTTTCTAAAAATTTCTGGAGACAAAAAAGTTTATAAAATTTTTTAATTTTTACTAATATTTAATACTATAAAAACGCTATATAATTTTAAGATTATTCATTTTCCAATAGTCCACTAAACAAGTTCAAAATATCCACGAAATAGTCAAAGGACGCTCTCACAAAATTGCCATCGTAATTACGTTTCAAAATGGCATCCGTGTCGTACACGACAAAAATGGCAAACAAGGCGACGACGACCCGCGAGTAACTCGCACCCGTGAATAGACGCGCAATGATCAAACCTAACAGAGTCATGATGAGTACGGGTCCAAGTACGCGGAGGTCGTAACCCATCAAGTGTGTGGCGACACCGAGCACAAACATACCTATGAATATCGTGATCGCATCGAGCAAAGCACCTTTCACGTTTCTCGCACCCGTTTGGGATAAGAACGCACCCGTGAGTATGGACAATACGGTAAACAAGACAAACCGTGTTATGATGTTATTTGTAAACGCAAACATGAGAAGCGCCACGATGTATGCGATCGTGTACTTGAGCATGTTTGCCGCGACGACGTCGCTCAGTTTTTCATCCTCTATGATAGTTTTTGCAGAACCATAGGCGACGAATGCTTGAAATATAAGGTTCGCGAAAACCTTTGAAAGAAACATTCTATTTAATATAGACATCTAAAATATTTTACTTTTTCAAAAGGGTGTAGTGGTGGTACAAGTGGATACCGTTGATGTACAAACCGATCGCGATCGGCAAAAGAAGACCTGGGCGTTTCTTGTATACGGCTGGCAAACTCGACAAAACGATGAGTAGGACCATGGTAAAGTAAAGAACTGGTGGTGCGATGAGACCAGTCTGTGTCTTCGTGAGACCCATGAAAAAGCGCTTGTCGAGCGAATCGGTCTTTTCAGTTGGTTCTGGTGCGTAGTATTCTCTTCCTTTATAACCCGGCATTTATTATAATGTGGTATTTTATTTTATTGCCTCTCGTGATGATAGCTCTCGACTATTTCAAGAAGCCCATAGACCGCCTGTATTTTCAAAGACCTCTCCGCCCTCTGATAGGTATCAGAAATACACTCGTAGACATGTTGATGTATAAACCATTCCACGAAGTCGATGATTACCCAGGACTATGGCGAATGCGTTTAAACTTTAGGGACATACGCGATTCTTACATGAAACGAAATGGTTCGGCTAAAAAGTATTACTTCCATGACATGGATTCGTGGTTCGAGAAGAACGATTCGTATTATTATTACAAACTCGAGGATTTCCCGGAGATTAATGATATCGTGAAGACTATACCGTGTGTATCCGGTGGTATGATAGCCGTGATGGACGGACCCACGAAGATCCCACCACACAGAGCCGAGAGTAACATGTTACTCAGATACCATATGAC